GGCAAAAAACTACCGTGAAAAATCGGTCGATTATGTTGGCTATGACGAACTGGCCGCCTTTGATGAGGATGTGGAGAAAGAGGGGTCGCCGACGTTCCTGGGTGATAAGCGCATAGAAGGCTCAGTGTGGCCAAAGTCGATACGCGGATCTACACCGAAAATCAGGGGCATATGCCAGATAGAACGCGCCGCCAGTGAATCCGGGCATTTGATGCGTTTTCATGTGAAATGCCCGCATTGCGGCGAGGAGCAGTTTTTAAAGTTCGGCGATCGTGAAACGCCCTACGGTTTTAAGTGGGAATCAGGGAAGCCGAAGACGGTTTTTTATCTCTGTGAGCATAACGCCTGCGTGATACGCCAGCAGGAACTTAATTTTAGTGATGCGCGTTATATCTGTGAAAACACGGGCCTTTACACGTCTGATGGCCTCCGCTGGTTCGAATCGACGGGGCAGGAGGTTGATCCCCCTGAATCAGTATCCTTTCACATCTGGACCGCTTACAGCTCGTTTACTACCTGGGTGCAAATCGTTAAGGACTTTAGAAAGACGAAGGGCGACCCGGGCAAGCTGAAAACGTTCACCAACACGACGCTAGGCGAAACCTGGGCCGAGGAAGTGGGGGAGCGGCCGTTACCTGAAACCCTGGTCGAACTGGCCGAACATTACCGGGCAGAGGTACCCGATCGTGTGGTTTACCTCACTGCCGGCATTGACTCCCAGCTCGACCGTTACGAAATGCGTGTTTGGGGCTGGGCGCCAGGTGAAGAAGCCTTCCTGATCGACCGCGTGATTATCATGGGCCGGCACGATGAAGAAGAAACGTTGCTGCGTGTTGATGAGGCCATCAACAAACAGTACCAGTTAGCCGACGGCACGATCATGACCATTGGCCGCGTTTGCTGGGACTCCGGCGGTATCGACCCGGCGATTGTTTATAACCGTTCGAAAAAGCTGGGCCTCTTCCGGGTAATACCGATCAAGGGAGCCAGCGTTTATGGGAAGCCTGTGGCCAACATGCCGCGAAAGAAAAACAGTCATGGCGTTTTTCTGACAGAAATCGGCACAGACGTTGCCAAAGAAGTCATTTACAGCCGCTACAAACTAGAACGTTCCGCTGATGGCTCCCCCGTTCCTGGGCTTATCCACTACCCGAATAATCCGGCGGTTTTTGACCTGGCCGAAGCCGAGCAGATGACGGCAGAGGAACTCATAGAAAAATATGAGAAAGGGAAAATTAAATTGCTCTGGGACGCCAAAAAACGCCGAAACGAGGCCCTCGACTGTTTTGTTTATGCCCTGGCGGCTTTGCGTATCAGCGTTTCGCGCTGGCAACTGGATTTGGATGTGTTACTGGCCAGCCGCCAACAATCACCGTCCGGCCAGCAGGCCAGAAATAATAATGACTTGGCCGCCCTGGCGGCTCAATTGGGAGGATAACGTGGCGACACTGGCACAATTGGAAGAAGCCCGAAAAGCCTTACACGAACTGCTAACGGGTAAACGTGTGGCATCGATTCAAAAAGACGGGCGCGCCGTGACATTCACCTCCGCCACGTTAAACGAGCTGCGCGCCTATATCTCTGATTTAGAGGTTCAACTGGGGTTAGCCAGTCGGCGCCGAGGTCCGGCGGGGTTCGGGGTATGAATAAAAATCAAACTTTACTTGGCCCGGATGGCGCGACGCCGCTGCGTGAGTATGCCGGTTATACCGGTGGCGGTGTGGGCTTTGGTGGCCAAATTGCCGGTTGGCAACCGTCCTCTCAAAGCGTAGACGCCGCATTACTGCCACAATTTGAACGGGGGAACGCCCGGGCTGATGACCTGGTGAGAAATAACGGCTACGCAGCCAATGGCGTGCAATTACACCAGGATCATATCGTCGGCTCATTCTTTCGCCTTAGCTATCGGCCAAACTGGCGGTATCTCGGCATCGCGGAGGAAGAATCCCGGGCGTTTTCTGACGAGATAGAGGCGGCCTGGCGAGAGTACGCAGAGGACCCTGATTGTTGCCTGGACGTGGAGCGCAAACGCACCTTTACGATGATGATCCGTGAAGGCGTGGCCATGCACGCTTTTAACGGGGAAGTCTTTACCCAACCCTGTTGGGATCGTGCTCCGCATCGACTGTTTCGAACGCAGTTTAAAATGGTCAGCCCCAAACGTATCCGAAACGGTCCCGGCGTACTCGACAGCAAAACGCAGCGGGCCGGTGTTTCGCTGGACAAATACGGCGCCGCCATTGGTTACAACGTGGTGGATGACAGCTATCCGAGCTGGGGCGCCCGCCGCGTTTCCTACGTGCCCCGAGAGCTGGCAAATGGTCGGCCGGCGATGATCCATATTTTTGAACCCCTGGAGGATGGCCAGACGCGTGGGGCCAACCGGTTTTACAGTGTGATGGAGCAAATGAAAATGCTCGATACGCTGCAAAACACGCAACTGCAGAGCGCGATTGTTAAGGCGATGTATGCCGCAACCATTGAATCTGAGCTGGATACGGAAAAGGCGTTTGATTACATCCTGGGGGCTGGGAACGTGCAAGGTCAGGAACCGCCTATGAATAAATTCCTGGAGCAATATCTGATTTATTACCAGGCCGCGCAAGTGAAGTTTGGCGGCGCCAAAGTCCCGCACCTGTTCCCAGGGGACAAACTGGAACTGAAAACTGCGCAGAACGCGGATAACGGTTATTCAGTCTTTGAACAGTCGCTGTTGAGATATATCGCTGCCGGTCTGGGGGTGTCCTATGAACAGCTTTCCCGTGATTATTCGCAGGTGAGTTACTCCAGTGCCCGGGCATCGGCTAACGAATCCTGGCGTTACTTCCTCGGCCGCCGCAAGTTTATTGCATCACGCCAGGCGAGCATGATGTTTTCCTGCTGGCTGGAGGAAGCCTTGATCCGTGGGGTGGTAAAAATGCCATCCCGCGCCCGTTTTTCGTTCAGTGAGGCGCGATGTGCCTGGAGTAATTCAGAATGGATAGGTGCCGGCCGTATGGCCATTGATGGTCTGAAAGAGGTGCAGGAGTCGGTCATGCTGATAGAGGCGGGTTTAAGTACCTTTGAAAAGGAATGCGGCAAGCTGGGCGAAGACTATCAGGAAATTTTCCGGCAGCAGGTTCGGGAGGCAGAAGAACGCAAGGCAGCCGGCTTAACACAGCCTGCGTGGGTGGCTGCCGCTTTTCAGGCTCAGCTGCAGAACTCAACACAAAACGAGGGAGGTCAGCGTGGATCAAGCGCGTAACTTGCCCCATATCGCCAGTATGGCACTCAATGAGCCGCTTTTATTAGAACCCGCCTACGCGCGGGTTTTCTTTTGCGCGTTGGGTAACGAGCTGGGCGTGGGGCGCCTGATAGATGGCACAACAAACACGGTCTTATCACCGCCGCAAATGACCGAATTAGCCGCGTCCTATGGTCCCGGACGAATGACTGTCTCGGATAACGGCTATGACATCCAGGACCGGATCGCCATTGTCCCGATATCGGGGACGTTGGTCAGCAAGTCCGCCGCTTTGCGTCCGTATTCTGGCATGACCGGCTACAACGGGATTGTTTCCAGGGTAACAGCGGCAATTAACGATCCCGACGTTGACGGGATTTTGCTGGATATGGACACCCCGGGAGGGATGGTCGCCGGCGGATTTGATGCGGCCGATATTATCGCCCGTCTGCGTAGTCAAAAGCCGATCTGGTCATTGGCCAACGATATGAACTGCAGCGCCGGCCAACTACTGGCCAGCCCGTGCTCTCGGCGCCTGGTCACGCAAACGGCCAAAGCCGGCTCTATCGGGGTGCTGATGGCCCACAGTAATTACGCCGGTAATCTGGAGCAAGCCGGCGTCGATATCACCCTGATTTTTGCCGGTGCTCACAAGGTGGACGGGAACCCCTGGGAAGCCTTGCCAAAGGAAGTTCGGGCAACATTTCAGGCAAAAATGAACGCGATCCGACAATCCTTTGCGGAAAAAGTATCGGGCTATACCGGTATTTCCGTTCAGGCGGTGCTCGATACCGAAGCGGCCGTGTATACCGGCCAGGAATCGATAGACGCAGGTCTATCTGATGAGCTGGTTATCAACACCGATGCGTTAGCGGTCATGCGTGAGGCTATCAGTAACTCAAAAGTAACCCGGTCTATAGGAGGCCAAATGTCAGTAAATCAAACCCAAACCGTAGCGGATACGCCAACTGGATCGGAAGTGGCCACAGCACAAACGGCAGCGGCTCAGCCCGCCGGAAGTGTAACAGCGGCCGTTAATGATGCCATTCAGGCCGAAAATGCCCGCATCATGGGGATTTTAGATTGTGATGAGGCCAAAGGCCGCGGCGTCTCTGCGCGTGCCCTGGCAGCCACGCCAGGTATGACGGTAGAAAATGCCCAGCGCATTCTTGCCAGTATGCCGGAAAGCGCTCAGGTGCGGACTGAAACGGGACTTGATCGCCTGATGGCCGATTCTCCCGAAGCCCTGGGACAAGGGGCTGCGGCAAAGGCCGAAGAAAACGACTTAATGAACACCCCGGTGTAAGGAACCCCAGAATGGTAAATCAAGAAGAGTTTAAGCATATTCAGCCCCTTGGTGGCAGCGATGCGGCACATACTGCGATCGGCATGAGTGGCCTTACTGCGGCAACGCCGGCACTCACCCCGCTAATGTTGAAAGAAGACACTAACAAGCTGGTGGCATGGGATGGGGCAAAAGCCGGGACGGCCGTTGCTATTTTGGCGCTGGCCATCGATGGCCCTCAACCGAAAATCACGTACTACAAATCCGGTACATTCCGGGTTGAGGATGTGCAATGGCCAGAAGCAGCGGCCACTGATGAACTGAAATTTAACGCCTTTGTTGGCTCGGCTATCAGCGTTAACTAATAGCCCCCGACCACCACTTTATAACCGCGCCTGGCGCGGTTTTTTTATGAGGAAAACTCATGTCCCAATCCATGTACTCGACGAGCAAATTGATCGCCGTCACAGAGACAAAATTCAAGTTTGACCCGCTGTTTTTGCGTGTTTTCTACCGTGAAAGCTACGAATTTGATACTGAAACCGTAGACCTGGCCAAGATCCCCGGAGAGGTCGCAATGGCGGTTTATATCTCTCCAACGGTTGAGGGTAAAGTGCTGCGTTCGCGTGGCGGCCTGACCACGCAATTTAAGCCGGGTTACGTTAAGCCAAAGCACGAAGTTAACCCGCAAATGGTGCTGCGTCGTCTGCCAGATGAAGATCCGGAGCAGTTGAAAGACCCCGCTTATCGTCGTAATCGCATCATCCTGCAGAACCTGAAAGATGAAGAATTGGCTATCGCCCAGGTTGAAGAAAAACAGGCTGTCGATGCTGTGATCAGTGGCAAATACATGATGACCGGCGAAGAATTCGAAGAGGTTGAAGTAGACCTGCAGCGCGACCCGGCCAACAACATCACGCAGGCTGGCGCTGGTCGCTGGTCTACCCAGGACAAGGAAACCTACGACCCGACCGGAGATCTGGAGGAGTACGCGCTCAATGCGTCCGGGATTGTCAATCTGGTTGTGATGGATCCTAAAGCCTGGTCCCTCTTCCAGTCTTTCAAAGCTGTGCAGAAAAAACTCGATACCCGCCGGGGATCTGTGGCTTACCTGGAAACCGCGCTAAAGGATTTGGGTAAAGCGGTGTCGGTTAAGGGCATGTATGGCGATGTGGCCATCGTGGTTTACGTTGGCCAGTATATCGACCCTAAGACCCAGAAAAAAACTAACTACATGCCTGAAAACACCTTTGTGATGGGTAATAACGAGGCACGGGGCATCCGTACTTATGGCGCCATTCAGGATATTGAGGCATTAGCCGAGGGCATTACCAAAGCCCGCCGTTACCCGAAAAATTGGGTTCAGAAAGGCGATCCGGCGCGTGAATACACCATGACGCAAACCGCGCCTTTGATGCTGTTAGCTGATGCTAATGAATTCGTGGTGGTGAAAGTCGCTTAACCCATCCTGTAGGGGCTACGGCCCCTTTTCCCCTGTTTTAGAGAGAAAACACAATGGCTAATAAAGACGAGTTGATCGCCAAGCTGGGCGAGCTGGGTAAGGTGCTGGGCCGTGAGCTGAGCACGGAAGGGACTATCGCAGATTTGCAACTGCGGATCCGCGAAGCCGAAGAGGAAATCGAGGCACTAGAGGAAGACGGCGACGGTACAGACGGTGCTGGTGGTTCCGGTCCGTTGCTGCAGACGACCACCGAACAACGCCAGCCAATGCCGCCAAAATCAGAAGGTGAAATCGAGTGGGTAACGGTCCGCGTGCTGACGACGTTGCACATCAACGCATTGCATGAAACGCGAAATCAACCCGTGAAAATGGCGTATGCCGGCGATACGGTCCGCGTTCTTTCCTCGGACGTGGACGACCTGGAAGACGCTGGCCACGTGACAGAGCTTTAAGGGGGCGGCATGGATGGGTTCGATAACCTTTTTGATGGGGCCCTTTTCGATGCTGACAGCCGAATTATTGAGGTAATGGGGCGGGAAATGGAGGTGTTTATCAATGGTGCGCCGACGCCTGTCCGTGCCGTTTTCGATGAGCCTGCCGCTGATACTTCTCTGCCTTATGGCGCTGCAACGGTCCAGGACGTCGCCCCTCGGTTATTTGTTAAAACGGCGCTGATTGCTGGCCTGAAACCTAAAGATCGGGTGGAGATTGGCGCGGAGGCCTTTTGGGTGGTGAAAGTCGGCCCCGACGACACAGGAACCTGTGTTGTTACATTGGCGCGCGGAGTGCCAGGGAAGCCCGCGCCGGCGATCGATAAATGGAGTAAATGATATGGCCCGAGCAAGCAGGTTAAGGCGAGATTTACCCTTTGATATCGATCTGCAGGTACTGCAGCGGATCGCTATTTCTGCCGGCGCCAACCATACGCAATACATGCGCGCGTATAGCAGGGCCTTAAATCGCACCATGACGACGCTAAAAAAACGCGTTGTTGGAGATATGAAAGCCGGCATAGCGCCTCGCAACTTATCCCTTATTCGTAAACGCCTGCTGTCGTTTCGCTTAACCCGTGGCGCGCAGCTGGACGAGGGGAAGTTGTGGTTTGGTCTGAATGCAATCAAGGTTAAGGATCTCAAAGGCCGCGTTAAGGGCCGGATCCGCCCGCACCATGACCGCAGGGACCCCCAGACAGGGCGATTTATTGCCGCCAGGCGTAGGGCCTCGGCGGAAGTTGGTTTTGAGCCTAAAGGCGAATTGCTGACGGCTAAAAACTTCCCTGATGGCGAGGTAGGCCGAACGCGTGCCGGCCGGCGAACGGTATTAATTCGCGACCCGCAGACCCGCCGCGCGAAAGAGGCGGAGGTCGATATTTACGCACCGATGCTGGACTACATCGAAGACAACGCCTTTTCAGACGTTGCGCGGATTTTCTTTCATCACTTTGAAACGGATTTAAAAGGCCGCGTGAAGATGCGGATCAACGTGTGAGGACGTATGCCAACACCGATTCTAATGGCCAGCTATCACGACGCGATATTGTCCGCGCTGCGCGAAATTGCGTGGGTAGTTTATGCCGATGATTACCCGGAAGTGGTCACACAGTTGGAAACACCGGCGGTGTATTTGTCTATCGCCGGCTGGGAGAATTCCCCTGGCTCTGATGGTCAGTTGCGCGTTGAGTTTGAGCACGATCTCTTTGTTGTTGTGGACCGCTCAGCGACGGCCGACATTTCAAAACCTCAGATTTATATTCGCACGGCTGCAGCTGACCTTAGCCAATGGATAGAGGGTAAAACGTTTGGGCTTGAAGGGCTGGAGCCGGCGGAGTTTGTCAGAGCCGGGCCCGATAATTTTGATTTGGCGATGGATGATTACATTGTCTGGCGGATCACCTTCACCCAGGTGGCCGCGATGGGTGAAGATCCGTTTGAATCGAAAGCTGGCCCACTGAAAAAGGTATTTTTGGGCAAGGCCCCGAATATCGGCAGTGCGCACATTGACGATTACAGGCTTATCTACGAGAAAAAAGAGGGCGCCGGCGATGAGTGATGACGCGTTATCAGACCTGCAGCGCCGGGTTGCCAATATGGTCCGCCGGGGGGTTATTCATTCGGTAAAACATGGCAAACAACCGTTTTGCCGGGTGGATATTGGCGATAACGTCACAACCTGGCTCCCGATGTGCCAGGGGTTCGCCGGCGCCCATCGCAGCGATTCAAACCCGTGCGCAGTCGGGGACCCTGTGACCGTGTTATCTGAAGCCGGCGAACTGAATAACGGCCGGGTTTTCCCTGGCTGGAATACGGGCGCCATGCCGGCGCCAGAAGGCAGTGAGGCGGAGCACATCACCCGATACAGCGACGGCGCCGAGTTTCGCTACAACCGCGAAGACCACGCCTTTACGCTGGCACTGCCGGAGGGCGGCACCTATGAAATTATCGGTAAAGGGACGTTGCGCGGGCCGGTTACGATAACGGAAGCACTTACTGTACAGGGTGAAAGTTTCCTGCAGGCGAACACGACAGTCACGGGAGACTTGTCGGCCACGGGGAAAATATCAGACGGCAAAAGCACGCTGGACCGGATCCGGGAAATTTTCAACGACCATACCCATCCCGATCCGCATGGCGGGAGCACAGATAAACCGAATAATCACATGTAAAGCAGATGTGTTATTAATAATGAGGTAGCATTATGCCCCCGATAACTCATGAGGACCTATTTGTGTCAATTACATTTAAAGAATTGTCAGAAAAACAGCAGCAAATTAATGAGGCAATGCATCAATATATACAGTGTATCAGAGATGCAGCTAAAGAGGTGTTGGAAAACTACACGTGTTCTCTCAGTTTGGACAGTAAGCATTGGAAAGCAATTAATGGTCATGACTATCCTTACGTCTATATAGATTCAGGTGAGCCAGCAGACCTTGAAGTAGATTTAACGAGTGGTTGTAGGTTTTCGATAGCAACAGTTACTGAGGGAACCCCACGCTCATGTTCCCAGTACTTAGTACCTGTTGAGATCTACGTAGAAAAGGATGAGCTTCATATTAAAGTTGGTGAGCATTCACAATACTCTAAAATTTTCTTCCCGGTTGATAGCAAGGCCAAATATTCCGAAATAAGCGAAGCAATTAAAGATTGCGTAATGCTTCAGATGAATGGCGTATCATTCGGAAGACAGTCAGCATCACCGATCACTCGCTGGTCGCAATAAATAATAGAGATATAAAACCAACCCGCTGAGTTTAGCGGGTTTTTTTATGGGGGGCACTATGCAGGGAGTTAATGCAGCCAACGGTAAGCGCCTGACGGGGACAGCTCACTTGCGCCAATCCGTCTTTGACATACTGACCACACCGATCGGTAGTCGCGTTCTGGTCCGGAATTACGGCAGCGACTTGCTGGACCTGGTGGACAACCCTCAGGACGACAGGACGCGGGTGCATATCATCGCCGCCACGGCCAGCGCCCTGGCGAAGTGGGAGCCGCGTCTGCAGGTGAAAACCGTGTCGGTGCAGTTTGCCAGCGCCGGGCAATTTGATTTGACGATTTACGGCATTAGTACAGAAACAGGCTACCCGATCACTTTGGAGGAGTTAACGATAAATGGCGACTAATTCCGCGACGATTAACCTTTCAGAATTGCCCGTTCCTGACGCGGTAAAAGTCCCCGACCCATCGCTGATTTTTGCCGGCTGGTTGGCGCGACTGCAGGGGTTGGACCCGGTTTATGACGCTTTACTGGAGTCTGACCCGGTATTTAAACAGGGAGAGGTGTTGGCGTATCACTCGACGCTGATCCGCCAGGGCATGAATGACTCTATTCGGGCTGTATTGCTGGCCAGCGCCAAGGGGAGCGACCTGGACCAGTTGGCCGCTAATTTTGATGTGGCGCGATTGCTGATAACACCAGGCGACCCGAACGCCGTCCCGCCAGTGGCAACGGTATATGAAGACGACGAGGCGTTTAGAACCCGGATACAACTGGCCTGGTCCCGGTTAAGTACCGCCGGCGCCGAAAACACCTACACCTTTTTTGCCGCGTCTGCAGACCCTGACGTTTTAGATGTTCGGGCATATGGCCCCGAAGATCATCAACGGCTTGGAGAGGTTTATCTCTATGTGTTGTCCCGGACCAATGAGGGGATCCCATCGGCGGAGGTGCTGAAAAAGGTTGCTGAAGCGGTCAATAAAAAAGAGGTCCGGCCGCTGACCGATTTTGTCACGGTGAAGCCGGCGGAAATGGTGGATTTCGAAGTCATCGCAGATATCCAGATCCCCTATGGTCCGGACACTGACACGGTGATGAAAGCGGCAGAGGATGAGCTGGCCAAGTACCTGGCCATTGTTCACCGCCTCGGCCGGATAGTGTCGTGTTCGGCCATAGACCGCGCATTGCATCAAGCCGGGATCGTGACGGTAAAACTGCTTTCACCCGCTACAGATATCAGTATGGCAATGGGGCAGGCGCCACGATGCTCAAAAGTGACGCTGCGTAAGGTGATCATTAATGCCGAATAAATTTGAAACCCTCCTCCCGCCTAATGCCATCCCGGCAGAGCGCGCCCTTGAGCAGGCGACGATTGAGGAGGTGCTCTCTATCCCTGACCTGATCCGGATAGTGAAAAACCCGGCGTTGTGCCCTGTTGAGCTGTTGCCGTGGCTGGCGTGGGAGTACAGCGTGGACACCTGGAACACGGACTGGACGGAGGCGGAGAAACGGGCGGCTATCGCCCGGGCGGCCTATATCCATCGGCATAGAGGGACCCGGGCGGCGATCGAAATGTCGCTATCTTCCTCCCCGTTCTCTAGTGATGTGATCGAGTGGTTCGAAAAGACGCCCCGGGGAGAGCCTTACACGTTTTCGCTTGATGTGACCCAGGATGACCGGCCGCTCACCTTAACGGACGTGCAGGATCTGAAAAACGCGGTAATGAAAGGTAAAAATCTGCGTTCCTGGTTCGATGTATCGTTTAAAGGAAGTCTGGACGGCAAGGCAATTTTGGCCGGCTACATGATTGCGTCCGAGTCATTCTCAATCGTTCCCGTATTTGAGTTTATCGGTGTACATATCAACGGCTGGATGACATCAAACTTTGCGCCTACGTCATCGTTTGATGGTGCAGTGTACACGTTGATAACGCAGGGCAATTTTGGGGCGATCACCTGGCACGTTACAGGTCCGGCGACGGTGGCCAGTGATGGGACGGTAACAATTACCGGTCCAGGAGCGGTAGCCATAACGGGAACGGACGCCCGGAATCGTTCGATCAGCCACGCTATCAACCCAACCCGATATTTCATCCCAACGCCGGTAGATATCCAACTCCGGCAATCTGAGATGCCTGCATTTATTGAGAAGGTAGGTGGCAGGATGGGATTGGTAGAGGAGTTCATTCGCTGGCCGCAAACGGGAGCCGCGAGCCAAATCCGGGAGATGGGACATTTATTCGGCGAGTGGGGACCTATGTCTTTTTATGGCTGGAGAAAACGCTTTGCAAATACCAACGAAGATGCGCGCTGGCTTACTGACAGCCCAGGAAGCACCTCCGCTTACCGGCGGGTTGTGAGGCTGAATACGGGAACCTGGAGGGAGTTGAGTGCATGGGATCCTAATCCTCAGTCAGTCGCTGCTGTGATTGATTTGGAGAGAAAATAATGGCTTCAGGATTAATTTTAACTGCCGTCGGTGCCGAGGCGATAGAGAATGCTTATCAGGCCGGCGAGGTGGTCACTATCCCGATCGTTGCGTTCGGTGACGGTGGTGGGGTATCTGTTACCCCCGACCCTGCAGTAACAAAATTGGTTAATAAGTTCGGGGATGTACCTTTTACCCAGGGGGATTCGGGTAGCGGCATGATTGCCGGCCAGGCGGTCATTAACGCCCGCGATTATCCAGGAAAGGTGGTCCGTGAGTTTGGGCTGATGAGTAGCGCCGGTGTTCTGATCGCCTATGGTGCCTATCCGGACACCTATTTACCGGAGCAAAACGACTCCATCGTAAAAGAGCTGGTGGTGAGCTTTGCCATGCCTCTAGTTCACGCTGAGAGCGTGGTACTGGCGATTGATCCGAATGTATCGGTATTGACGATTGAAGAAGCGGACGCCCGTTATCTTTTCAGGAAGGGCGACACGGCGACGGGCGATCTGGGCGCGCCAATGTTCCAGGCAAATGGCACAAGCGGCGTGCCGGAAGGTTCTGGCATGTATAAGGATCAGTTAAACAACCACGCCCCGTTTTATTCGCCTGATTATCAATGGCCCGTTAATTCTGGGGGGGCGTATGTTCCCCTGGTGAAGGGGCGCGGGACAAGAAAAGCCAAGGGATGGCCAACGGCCGTTAGCTTTGGCTATCTCATGCCCGGCGTTGATATGCACGCCCATCCGGTTATCCATGCAATTGGCGACAGTGGCCAGGAATGCATATGGGAGTTTGATACCCAAACCGGAGGCCTAAGAAGTAAAGCCGGGACGTTTGCGATAGAAGAACAGCAACCGATTGTGCCGCTGCCGTTTTCGGGTGATTCCCCGCCGCCTAGCCATGCCTTAATGCTGGGACAGGCCTTTGATAAAAACGCCTATCCGCGCACGGCGCAGGCGTTCCCGTCGGGTGTTTTTCCCGACATGCGAGGCCGGACCATTTTGGGGAAACCGGATGATCGCGGCCCGTTATCGTTGGCTGATGGTGAGGTTAAGAGTCACGGCCACGGCGGAGAAGTAGGAGCGGCAGACCTGGGCAGTAAAGAAACGACGCAAGCCGGGGCGTTTCAACCGCGCTTACGTTCGTATAACTCCAATACCGCCCTTGATGGGGGATGGAGTGAGCGGCACACCCTCCAACAGGATCGGGACTATGGCGATCGCAATCTGAATATGATTGAGCCAATCCCCAATCACTCCCACTGGGTAGATATTGGCTGGCATGGTCATACGCTGCGTATTGATGCGTTTGGGGCTGCGAGGAACACCGTTGATAACATTGCATTTAACTACATTGTGAGGCTGGCATGACAGAGAGCTTTGAGTTTTCGGATATTCCCCGTTGGGTATGGGTTTACCGCTTTGACGATGCCGGCATTTTTACCGGTTCCCTCAATTTTTACGTGGCGCCGCACACGGGACTCCCGGCCAATTGTACCCCGTTGAAGTGCAACCCGAAGGCGGGACAGGCGGGCGTATGGGACGGCACGAGCTGGACGTATATTCCCGATGTGCGCGGATCCACCTATTGGGATCAGCGTGGCAATCAGTTTGTCATGATGGAGCTGGCCGCGCTGCCTGAATGGGCTGTGACCGTCGCGCCGCCGGCTGCAGAACCTGGCCATGCGGTTTTGTATACGGGGGACGCCTGGCAGCAAATTGAAGACCGGACCGGGCAGACCTATTTCACCGCTGACGGTCGCCCCCAGGCAGTGCCCGACGCCTATTTTATATTGCCTCCTGACTGCACATTTACGGCGCCAGCAACGCCCTGGGACCAGTGGGACGGTGAGCAGTGGGTAACAGATACCGCCGCCAAACAGCTGGCCGCTGTAGAGCAAGCCGCGCAAACCCGGCAGCGGTTGCGGCAGCAGGCAGATCAGCAGATTGAATTGCTTAGCGACGCTGCAGAGACAGGAATGAGCGAAGAGGGCGACGATCAACGCCTGGCCAACTGGAAAAAATACCGCGTGCTGTTAAGCCGTGTTGATATCGGCCAGGCCCCCGATATCCCCTGGCCCGCGTTGCCAGCCTGATGAACAACCCCCCTGACCGCCGCCGGCGGTTTTTTTATGCCTGGAGATAACAATGGCAGATTTACATGGTGTGGAAACAATAGAGCTGAATATCGGCTCGGTAGCCGTGACAACCATTCAGACCGCGATTATCGGGCTGGTGGGTACGGCGCCAAACGCGTCTAAAGGGACGGTAGCAAGCCGGACTACGGGCACCCCGTTACTGGATAATGAATTGACATTTAAAGCGACGGAGCCGGGTCGCCTGGGCAATCAGTACAGCGTTAAGGCAGCCGCCGGCGCTGCAGAGGCGAAAACTTCGGCCAGCTATGCGGCCGGCGTACTGTCGATCATCCTCGGCGCGGATACTGAGGGCGTGATAACAGCGACCGCTGCCGAGGTGGCTGCAGCGGTGAAAGCCGTGGCTGATAGCAAAATCATTGCCGTTGAAACCACGGCCCCGGGGATTGTGGCGCCATTCACTGCCCTGTTAGCCGGCGGGACGGATGAGCCGTTTCCGCTGAATACTCCGGTGGCCGTTGTTGGCGGCACACAGTTAAGCGCCCTTGGCGCCGGCGGCTCCCTGGGCGAGGCGATCACTGACATCACCGACCAAACGAACGCACTGATCATTGTCGTGCGTGCGGCGGATAAAGCGGAAGGTAAAGCCGCTGCCGTGCTGAGTACGGAAAAAGGGGTGAAGTTAACGACCGAAGGCGGGGCGAAATTGCTCACAGAGCAGAAATTTGCCGTAGAGCCGGACATGCGGGCCAGCCTTATTGCTGCTATGGCCGCCTGGTCATTAAGCGAGTCGATCACCCGTTACCGGCCGCGTATTTTGATTGCCCCGGGATTCAGTGAAGACGACGCGATCGGGAAGGCGCTGGAAACGGCCGCAAACAAATTGCGCGCGGTGGCTTATGTTGATTGCGAGTCGATGGCCACGGCTCAGGAGGTTGTCAGCCGCCGTCAAATGTATGGCGCCCGGGTAGAACTGTTACGCCCGCGTGTCTCGAAAGTGAAAGCCAACGGTGAAATCACCTTTCGCCCTTATTCCGCGTCGGCTGCCGGCCTGCGCGCGCGGATTGATTTAGAAAAGGGCTGGTGGTGGAGCAAGTCCAATCAGGCGATCGCGAACATCCTCGGCGTTGAACAAGTGGACGAGTTTATCCTCGGCGATCGTAACTGCCAGGCCAACTTATTGAACATGGAAAACGTTACGACCATTATCCGCCGTGATGGCTTTCGGCATTGGGGGAACCGCCTGTGTATCCAGGATCCGCAATGGCAGTTTGAATCGGTGCGCCGTACTGCTGACGTTATCGAGGACAGCATTCAGGAGACGGCTTTGCTGTATGTCGATCGGCCGCTCGACCTGGAGAATGTCGATGACATTCTGGGCACGATTAACTCCTATATGCGCACGCTGACCAAGCTCAAAGCCATTTTTGGCGGCCGGGCCTGGCTGGATGAGGAACTGAACACCGCCGAAACCCTGGCGGCCGGTGAGGTCTATATCGATTATGACTTTGGGCCGAAATCACCGACAGAACGGATCACGATGCGGGTTCGCATTAACAACCAATATGCAGTAGAGGAGCTGGGGACGGTATGAGCGATAAAGCAACGGTAAGAGCCTGGACATTTTTTGCTGGTGGTTTTCGTATCCAGGGCGCGCATGAGTACACGCCGCCGGAGCTGTCGATCGTCAAAACAGACCTGCGCACCGGCGCGCAGGATGCCCCCACGCCGATGGATGATGGCATGGAGGCGCTAACCTGCCAGATCAAGTTTTACGGCATCGATACGGACATGCTAACCCGCTTTGGTTTTGTGACGGGCAATCGCAATCGCTTTGCGGCCTATGAGGGCTATCTCAGCAATGGCCGCGCACTGGGGGCGATTGACGAGATAGAGGGATTTGTTTCGAAAATTACGCCTGACGCCCGGGATAACCAGGCACTGTCAGAAAAGGCGACCACGGTCGAAATCGCGATCAATTACTACAAACAAACGTTTGAAGGCCGCGAGCTGTTCGAAATCGACACGGAGCGCTTTATTCGCCGTGTGAATGGCGTGGATCAGTTGCGCGGCATTGCCACCAAAATCCGCCTTTAATCCTTAATCATCCTCGCTATCAAGCGGCCCCCGGGCCGCTTTTTTATTGGAGCTATTTATGAGTTATCCCGCCAACAAACAAGAGATCACTTTCTATTCCCCGCTGACCCTCGAAGACGGCAGCGCGCTTACCCGTGTTTTCATGCGGGAGCCGCTGGTGCGGGACCGTATCGAGTTCTCCCGGATGAAAGGGAATGACCTGGAGAACGAGGTGGCCATGATCGCCAACCTTTGCGATATGAACGTAAGGGACGTAGAGAACCTAACCTCGGCGGACTTCTCCCAGTTGGAGGATATGTTTAACGATTTTTTGCTACCGCCCGAAAAGCGGGAGAAATCGACATCCAGCGAGGCCTAAGGCTACTGGGACGCCGGCTGCATTACACGCTGGGCGACTGGCTGAACATGCCTTTCAGCGTGTTTAGTGATTTTCTGGTGCTTGAAGTGGAGATAATCAATCGTGGCCGGACTTAGCCAAAAATTAAAGGCCGTTATCAGTTTCGGCGGCAATATCGACTCTTCCTGGGGCCGGTCTACGGACGGTCTGAAAAAAGGGCTGAGTTCTGTCGAAAAACAGTCTGAGAAGCTGACCAAACAACAGAAGGCCCTGGCTTTAGAAATGAAGCAGGCCAAATTAGCCGGCAAGGACATTGCCGGTTTAAAACGGGACTATGCCGGCGTTACGCGCGAGATAAAAAAAGCGGATGCCGCGCAGGTGGCTTTAAATCGTGACCTGCAGCGCGCCGAACGGCTGCGCCGCTTTGGGTCTGGTGCTAAAACGGCGGCCGGCCGAACGTTGAAAGCGGGGATCGGGATGACCCTCGGCGGCGGAGCGCTGGCGGCAGCGGCCGGCGCCATACTTTCCCCGGTAAATATGAACGCCCGGACCGCTGAATCGGTCGGCAAGGCGAGAACTTACGGCGTGGGCATCGAGACGTATAACGCCTGGGACAGTTTCGGGAAACAGATGGGGCTGAATGGGGAGAACTTTGGGGACCTCCTGGAGGAGCTAAAAAACAAGGCCGGCGAATACAAGGCGACCGGGGAGCAATCCTCGCTTAACGATGCTTTCAAGATGCTGAAATTTGGCGCCGGCGATTTTGCCGGCCTGACCAATGAGCAGCAGTTTGAAAAAATTATGGAGCGCGCCCTAATGCACAAAGACGAGCAGGAGGCGGCGTCCGCGGTCGATATGCTGATGGGGGGCGAGGCCAATAAAATCCTAACGTACATGCGCCTGACTGGCAAAAGCTACAAGGAGATGATGGATCAGCAGAAGCGTTACAACCTGGTCACGAAGGAGGGCGCTGATGGCGCCATTCGCGGCAATATTGCTTTCAGTAATCTGCGCAGCGTGTGGGGATCGGCCGTGGAGGAAATCGCCGGCAAGCTGGGCGGTTCGTTGGCGCCGAAAGTGACGCAACTGGCGGATGAGCTTTCCGCCTGGTTCAAAAATGGCGGCATAGAAATTATCTCCACCACGATCAGGAACAAATGGATCCCGAACCTGGTGGAGTTCGCCAACGGCATCATGACTGTCACAAAGTTGTTTCTGGCCATCGCCAGAAAATTAGCCTGGCTGTTGCCCGATGAGCAGAGCGACAAAAAAGCCATTGTGCGTTCTCTCGGTAAAGGGGATATCGAGGGAGCGCGTGATTTTGCCCAAACGCGGGGCCAGTCTGCCTGGCTGGAATCCATTTTGAAGGACCCGGAGAAGCAGAAGGCACTGCAGGGCATTTACAGCGATGCGCAATATTCATTGTCCAGCGAGCGGATTATGAGTCCTGGTGCGTATTGGGATAAGGCCGACGATCGGATGCTGGCCGCTATCGGGGAAACTGACAAAGGTGATGATCCGCTAGAAGGGGCCTTTTCTTTCCTGTCTTCACTGACCAATCAAGGTGCCGCTGGCGACAAGCCTGCGATGACAGACAATCGCCGGCAAGAGGTCAATATGACGGTGATTGCTCAACCTGGCCAGGATGCGCAGGCGGTGGCGGATAGCGCGGTGTCGTCAATGAAAAATATGGATGTATTCAACGGCAACAATGCAATGCATGACCCAGCGGAAGCCTGGTAATGGTGGACATTATCGGCACGATCACGGGCGCCTATGATGCACGGCGGCCGGCGGACAGCGCCAGCATTATGATGATGCTCGGCACCTTTGAATTTTCTATCGACACGGCGACCTATAA